ATGAGCGGCTCGAAAAACCAGACGAAAGACGAGGCGGCGGAGAAGGCCGCGGGAAAGAAACCGGGGAGAAAACGGAGAAAGAAAAAAGCGCAACTGGTGAGCAAGGTAATCGAGCGGATCGAGGAAAAGCTGGAGAGCGGCGAGATGAAGCCGACGGTGGGGGATTTTATCCGGCTACTGCAGCTCGAGAAGGAACTGATAGAGGAGCAGCCGAGGGAGATCAAGGTCTCATGGGTAGAGCCGGACGAGGGCAGTGCAACCGAACAATAGAGTACAACCCGCTGCCTTCGCAGGCGCGGTTCCACAAATCCGAGGCGCGGTTCAAGGGATTTTCGGGGCCGATCGGATCGGGGAAAAGCCAGGCGCTGTGCCAGGAAGCGATCAAACTGAGCTATTTGAACGCGGGGCGGGTAGGGCTGCTGGGAGCGCCGACGTATCCGATGCTGCGGGACGCGACGCAGGCGACGCTGCTGGAGATTCTGGAGACGAACCGGATCCCGTACGAGCACAACAAGGCCGAGAACACGCTGGTGATGAAGGACACGCGGTCGAAGATTCTGTTCCGGCCGGTGGACGAATTCGAGCGGCTGAGAGGAACGAACCTGGCGTGGTTCGGGGTGGACGAACTTACTTATTGCCAGGAGCAGGCGTGGGTGGTGCTGGAAGGACGGCTGCGGGACCCAAAGGCGCGGAAGCTGTGCGGCTTCGCGGGATGGACGCCGAAGGGGTACGACTGGGTCTACCGGCGATTTCTGGCGAACCGGGTGAAGGGATACGAGGTAGTGATCGCGGCGGCGCACGAGAACCAGCACTTACTGCGTAAGATTCCGGACTTTTACGAGCGGTTGAAACACAGTTACGATGCGCAGTTTTATGAGCAGGAAGTGCTGGGGCGGTATCTGAGCATCAATGCGGGACTGGTATACAACTCGTTTAAGCGGGAAGACAACGTAACGGAGACAAAAGTAGACCCGGGAGCTCCGCTGCTGTGGGCGCTGGATTTCAACGTGGATCCGATGTGCTCGGTGGTGGCGCAGGTGAAAGGCGAGCGGGTGACGGTGCTCGATGAGATCGTGATCAGCCGCGCGACGACGTTGCAGGCGTGCGAGGAATTTCACGCGCGGTTTCGCGGGCATACGGCGGGGGTCTACATTTACGGGGACGCGACGGGGAACCGGATGCAGACGACGGGGAGCTCGGATTACGAGACCGTGCGAAAGTTCTTCCGGAGAGAGGGATACGAGCGGATCAGTTACAAGGTGCCGCGGGCGAATCCGCCGGTGCATGAAAGGGTAGAGCTGGTAAACGCGAAGCTGCGGTCGGCGGCCGGCGAGATCAACTTAGTGGTGGATCAGAAGTGCAGGGAGTTGATCAAGGATTTCGAAGAAGTGAGTTATAAGCCGCTCACAACGATCATAGACAAAGACAAAGATCCACGGAGAACGCACCTTTCGGATGCACTGGGATACTTAGTGTGGCAGGAGTACCAGCCCGGAGGGACGGTGGGGGAGCGGGGGCAGAGGCTGCTGTAGGAGGAGATCAGCATGGATATCGATCGAGAACATCCGGATTACAAAACGAAGAAAGCGATGTGGAGGAAGTACCGGGACCTGTACACGGGCGGGGAGCAATTGAAGCAGAACGCGGGGCAGTACCTGGTTTCGAGGCAGAAGGAGCCGCCGGAGGTTTACCTGGAGCGGTTGAACCGGGTGTTCTACGAGAACTACATCGGGTCGATTATCGACTGGTACGCGGCGACGCTGTTCCGGCGGGAACCGATTTTGAGCTTTGAGGGGGAGAACGAGGCGGGGCGGGCGTTCTTTTGTGAATTTGCCGAGGACTGCGACCGGAAGCAGACGGCGATCAGCGATTTCTTCCGCAAGCAGTTGGTGGATGCGCTGGTGGTGGGCGCCAGTTACATCCTGGTGGACTTTCCGCGTGTGGCCGGCGCGGCCGCGAACCGGGCGGAAGAAGAAGCAATGGGTGCGTCGCGGGCGTACCTGGTGGGGTACGGCGCGGAGGACCTGATCAATTGGGACACGGACGAGCGCGGCGATTTCGAGTGGGTGGTGCTGCGGACGTCGGCGTGGAGGCAGGACCGCACAGGCGAGCGGGAAGGCTACGAGGAAACGCGCTGGACGTACTACGACAAAGAGAATTTCGAAGTGTACCTCAGCGCGGGCAAGCGGGGGGAGCGCGGGAAGCCGGTGCTGGTGGATTTCGGGAGACACGGGCTTGCGGGACTGAGGCGGACGCCGGTGTTCGAGTTGAAGGTGAGCGAGGGGTTGTGGCTGATGAACAAGGCGGCGCTGCTGCAACTGGAGCACTTCAACAAGTCGAACGCGCTGGGATGGGCGCTGACGATGGGGCTGTTCGCGATGCCGGTGGTGTATTCAAATCGCGAGTGGAAGCAGATTGTGGGCGAGTCGTATTACATCCAGTTAGCTCCAGGGGATCAATTCGGATGGACGGAACCGGAGGGGCACGTATACCAGATCGCGGTGGAGAACCTGGAGCGGCTGAAGGACGAGATTTACCGCGTATCGTATCTGATGCCGCAGGCGCGGAACTCGGTGGGAGCGCAATCGGGCTGGAGCAAGCAGTGGGATTTCGCGATCACGCAGGAGGTGCTGCGTGCATACGGGGACGCGGTGAAAGACACGATGAAGCGGGTGCTGCGGGCGATCGAGGCCGCGAGGCAGGACGGGCTGGCGATCGGAGTATCCGGGCTGGACGAGTTCGACATCGGCGACTTCGGGACCGAGTTGGAGGACGCGCGGCGTCTGGTGGAGCTGAAGCCGGGTTCGCGGACTCTGGAGAAAGAGATTTTCAAGAAACTGGCTTACAAATATCTGTGCGATACGAGACAGGAGGTGAAGGATCGAATCGCGGCAGAAATCGACGAGGCGAGTAAGTGAAAGGAGGCCGGATGGCAGAAGAGCAAACGAGCGATGTAAGGGCGATCGTGAGAGAAGCGATCGCGGAATTCATGAACGCGCAACAGGCCGAGACGGAGCCGGCTTACAAGATGGAGCTGGTGGAGGAGCGGAAGCGGCGCGAGCAACTGGAGCGGCGGCTGAGCGAACTGGAGGAAGAGAACAAGCGGAGCCGTCAGATGGCGGAAGAGGCCGAACGGAGCGCGGCAGTGAGATCGGAGCTGCAGCGGCTCGGGGTGGCGAAGGTGGACGTGGCGTTCAAGGCGGTGCGGGACGATATTTACCGCGCGGAAGACGGGAGACTGATAGCGCGGAGTGAACAGGGAGAGCAAAGTCTGAAGGAGTACCTGACGCGCTTCCTGAACGAGAACCCGGAATTTCTGCCGGCGCGGATCCAGGGCGGATCGGGGGCCGCGGCAACGCAGAAGACGCCGCCGGCGGGATCCGGAGTGGACCTGGAGAAGATCCGTCCGGGGATGAGCGCGGAGGAGGCCGAGCGGGTGAGGCAGGAGATCATCAGGGTCGCAGGACAGATGATGCGGTCGTAACGCCGGCGGCCGGGCGTCCCCAGGAGTGTGGGCGGGGCACGTAGAAATGCGTGCGCGCCACGGGAAGTTGGGTGCGGGCCTCCAAAAGGCCGGACGAGGGCGTCCGGAGCAGACGCGAGGGTGTGCCCACAAACGAGTAGTAAGTGATGTTGAGACTAAGAGAGAGAGGAAGAAAGAGGAGGAGAAGATGGCAGTAATTACCTCAGCGAATTTGGCGAACGCGATTGTGAAGCTGGTGGCGGCGGACGCATTGCCGGCGTTGACGGGGAACCTGGTGATGGGAAACCTCGTGAATCGCGACTTCGAGCCGACGCTCGCGCAGGCGGGCGATACCGTAAACGTTCCGATTCCCCCGACGCTGATCGCGAACAACCTGGCGGAGGGGAGTTCGGTGGTGACGCAGAGCCCGAACCTGGGCAATGCGCAGATCAAGCTGGACACGCACGCGGAGGCGACGTTCCAGATACCGGATGTGACGAAGGTGCTGGCGGTTCCGGACCTGCTGAAGCTGTACATGCAGCCGGCGATGGTGGCGCTGGCCGAGAGGATCGAGACCGACCTTCTGAACCTGTACGCGCAGTTTTCGGCGAACGCGCCGGTGGGGACGGCAGGCTCTCCGCTGACGGAAGCGGCGGTGGACGCGGCGGAGACAGCGCTGTTCGAAGCGAAGGTGCCGATGGGCGAGCCGAAGTACCTGGTGGTGGATGCAAACGCATACTCGGCGCTGCGTCAGATTCCGCGGTTCAGCGAGTACGGGACGGCCGGGGAGGCCGGGTTGCGGGCGCTGGTGGATGGCAGCGTCGGGCGGATCAAGGACTTTTACGTGATGCGGTCGCAGTTCGTGGCGAAGACGGGGAGCAGCCCTGTGACGACGCACAACCTGGCGTTCACGAAGAGCTCGATCGGGCTGGTGGTGCGGCGTCTGCCGCAGCCGCTGCCGGGGACGGGCGCGATCGCGGAGTACGCGGAGCTGGGCAATTTCGGCATGCGCGTGGTGATGACGTACCAGCCGAACACGCTGGCGCAGCAGTTCACGGTGGACGTTCTGTACGGCGCGGCAGTGCTGCGGAACAACTTCGGCGTGCAGGTGAACTCGTAAAAGAGAGGAGAGCGGGGACGGGCGCGAAGAGTGCGTCTGTCCTCTTCTTTGATATGGAGATCACGGCTTTTTACAAGAAGGTGCGCGAGGTGGAGGCGACGATCAAGGAACGGGAGGTGCTGATCGTGAGCCTGGCGACGGGGGATGGCGGGCGCGAGGGGGTAAGGTCGGAAGTGACTCGCACCGTGGCTGCGAAGCTGATCGCGGAAGGGCGGGCGCGGCTGGCAACGTTCGATGAGATCAAGGAATACCGGGAGAAGGCGGCAGAGGCGTTGCGAGCGGCGGAGCAACTGGCGGCATCGAAGCGGATGCAGATAGCGGTGCTGTCGGAAGCGGACCTGAAGGCGTTGAAGAGCGGGCTGACGAAGAACTGACGAGGCAAAGATGGCGCTGTTTACTGACGGAACGATGGCGACGATGGAGGACGCGGCGGCGTACGAGTCGTCGATTCTGGACGTGACCGCGACGGAGGGCATCGACCTTCAGACGAAGCTGAAGCTGGCGCAGGAGGAGCTGGGGGTGGAGCTGGAAGCGTTCATGGCGGGGCGGCAAATTGAAGCGGCGCTGGGAAACGTGGTGGTGACGGAGCCGTTGAAAAAATGGCACGTGTTCCAGACGCTGACGCTGGTGTATCGGGATGCGTACAACAGGCAGTTGAACGACCGGTACCTGGGCAAACAGCGGGAGTACGAGCGGCTGGCGCGATGGGCATGGGAGGCGCTGTTCCAGTGCGGTATCGGAATGACGTCGCGGCCGATCGCGAAGGCGGATCCGCCGGAACTGACGGCGGTGGCGGGGAACGGAAGCGCGGCCGTTTACTACGTGCGGGCGGCGTGGAGCGATGGAGAGCAGGAAGGCTGCCCGAGCGATGTGGCGGTGATCAGCGTTCCGGCGGGGAACCTGGCGAGTGTGAAGGCGGTGAATCCGCCGGCGAGGGCGAAGTCGTGGAATCTCTACGCGGGATATTCGGCGGCCGTCCTGGCGCGGCAGAATGACGGGCCGCTGCCGGCGGGGGCGACGTGGACGGCACCGTCGGAAGGGCTGAGGACGGGCGCCGCGCCGGGGACAGGGCAAGCGCCGGAATATTTCGTGAGGGCGGGACGAGTGCTCCCGCGGGGGTGAGCATGGGGGCAAGCAGCGCAGCGACGAAGAAAGTATTCGGGCTGTTGACAACGCCGGAGGCAGGGCTGCCGTACACGCTGGGGGCGATGGCGGAGCAGCAGCAGACGCCGGCGATTATGATCGGGGCGGGCCAGATCGTGACGCAGAACGTGGCGTCGGAGGTAGCGGAGAAGACGGCCGGGGTTAAGTACCCGATGGTGTACGTGTACTGCGAAGGGCTGACGAATTCGCTGAAGGAGAAGTTCCGGACGTTTTCGGGGCAGGCGCACATGGCGGTGGAAGCCCGGATTTCGCACGAGCACATGGAGCGGCTTGCCGGCGATTTGCAATTATTCGCGAGCGCGGCGACGGAGGTGCTGGACAAGAGCCGCGGGGATTGGGGCGAGGGAATGTTTTACACGGGCGGATACAAGGTGGAGTTCGGGGCCGTGAAGCGGGGCGGAAAGAATTTCATCCAGACCGTGAAGATAGCCTTCGATGTGGAGGTGAGTTACTAAATGTCTTGCGGATATATATCATCCAACGATAACCGTCTGTATGTCGGCCTGGAGCTGAGTTACGGACAGATTCCGATCGTGGACGGGCGGAACCGGTTTCCGGCGGTGAAGTTCACGGCGCAGCAGAAACTAACGCGTCCGGAGCGGAAGGACAAAACGGGGACGCGCACGTTTCCGGGCGTGCCGGCGGGCTTAAGGAAGCAGACGACGTTTGGGGTGACGACGTACATGACGGGCTGGACGCGGCAGGACATGGAGCCGGGCTACGGGCCGCTGTTCCAGGCGGGGCTGGGGGGAGCGCCGGTATTTTTCGAAGGCGGAGTGGCGGGGGCGAATACGAACGGGAAACTGCTGACGTTCGCGACGGCGCACGGCTTGTCGGCGGGACAGGGGGTGACGTTCGGTGGGGAGCTGCGGTTCGTGGTGTCGATCGTGGATGCGTTCACAGTGGAGCTGAACGCGCCATTCTCGACGCTGCCGACGCAGGGCGCGCCGGTGGGTCCGACGGTGAGTTACCAGCCGGCTACGAATCTGGCGACAGTGAGCATCTTCGATTATTGGAGCCCGACGGGCGCGGTGCAGCGAATCCTGTGCGGAGCGGCGGTGGATGAAGTGCGGATTCAGGTGAACGGGGATTATCACGAGTTCGAGTTCCGGGGGATCGCGCGGGATCTGATCGACAACACGAGTTTTCTCGCAGGGCAGGGCGAGTTGGCCGCATTTCCGGCGGAGCCGATCGCGGAGCAGTTCGACTACACGATCATTCCGGGGCACTTGGGGCAAGCGTGGCTGGGCAACACGCCGGACCGGTTCTACACGATCACGGCGGCGGCTGTGCGGCTGCAGAACGATATACAGGCCCGGACGCAGGAGTTCGGGTCAGACGTGCCGCGGTGCATTTCGCCGGGGCAGCGGACCGTGACGGTGGATTTCGATCTGTTCGAGCAGAACGAGACGGCGGTGAAAGGGCTGTACCAGGCGGCGAGGCAGCAATCGCCGGTGATGGTGATGCTGCAGTTGGGGCAGCAGCAAGGGCAACTGTTCGGCGTGTGGCTGAAGAGCGTAGTGCCGGAGGTGCCGGAGTTCGACGACAGCGACACGCGGCTGAGATGGAAGTTCGCGAGTTGCCGGGCGCAGGGCACGGTGGACGATGAGATTTCTGTGGCATTCGGGTAGAGGCGGGCGATGGAATACCGGAGCGAGGTGGAGATCGAGTCGGCGAGCACGCCGGGCGTGAGGTTCCGGATCGCGCGGATGTCGTTGGCGCGGCGGATGGAGCTGATCCGGCGGATCCGGGAGCTGGCGGCGAAGGCGGAGTTTCTGGAAGCGGGGAGCAGCGCGGGAGAGAAGTTGGATGCGGCGCTGCTGGCGCGGGAAGTGGACCGCGTGTACCTGGAATGGGGGCTGATCGCGATAGCGGGACTGACGGTGGACGGCGAGCCTGCGACGCGGGAGGCGCTGATCGAGCGGGGGCCGGAGGAACTTGCGAATGAGATCGCGGCGGCGGTGAAGCGCGAGTGCGGGCTGAGCGAGGAAGAAAGAAAAAACTGATCATCGCATTCCATTTCCAGTTTTCAGATCCGGCCCGGTGGAGGTGCGATGAATGCAGGCGAGCAGGGCTGGAGGAGAAGCGGCGGTGCGGCTGGCAGAAGCAGGCGGGACCGGAGCGCGTGGTTTGGGCGCGGGGACGGGTGAGCACGACGGAGTGCCCGAAATCATACATCACGGGGGAAAGCGCGGCGTGGCTGGAGGAGTTCCAGGCGTGGCGGGCGCTGGGGCGGCCGGGTCTTCGGGAGATGGGCGCGAGGGAGGCGCAGGCGCTGATGATTTTGGAAAACGAGTGGGCGAGCGAGGCTAATCGTGGCGAGTAACTTCCAGGGCGTGGTAAACAGCGTGATCGGGGCGAGCGAGTTCAGCCAGGCGCTGATGGCTGGGTTGAGCGATGCGCTGCAGGTGGAGCAGCTTCGAATTACGGGCCAGGCGCAGACGGAGGCATTGCTGGCAAACACGGCGGCGCTTTTGAAGAATACGTCGGCGCGGAGCTCGAGCACGGGAACCACGGCGGGGGGCGTGGTGCAGAGCGTATTGGGCGGCTTCGGGGGCGGGCTGCTGTCGCCATTGATCTCGGGGCTGATCGGGCTGTTCGGCGGCGGGAAGGCGGAGACGCCTCCTCCGTTGGTGGTGTATGCGCCGCCGGCGGCCGTGAATTACGAAGCGGACTTCTCGCGGAGTGCGGGGTTAGCGGCGACTTACTCGAACGGAGGCAGGGGGAGCGTCGTGAGCGCGCCGCAGATTACGGTGCAGGTGCAGGCGATGGACAGCCGTTCGTTTCTCGATCACCGGGAAGAGATAGCGCGGGCGGTGCGGGAAGCGATGCTGAATTCGCATGCTTTGAATGATGTGGTGAATGAGTTGTGAGAAGCGGCTGGTGTAAGTTTCGCACAAAGACACAAAGACCACAAAGGCACAAAGAAAACATCTTGCTTTAGGCGTGAGTGTCGAACCTCGCAAAGACGCAAAGGACCAAAGACGCAAAGGAAGACATTAGGATGAGTTCATTTCCTAGGTTGAAGACGGGGGCGGTGGTTCAGTATCCGGCGACTCGGACGGTTGGTTTTGCGACGGAGGTGTTCCGGTTTCTGGACGGGGCGGAGCAGCGGTATCGGGCGCGGGGCTCGGAGACTCGGCGGTGGGTGATCCGGCTGGAGCTGCTGGACGAGACGGAGCTGGCGGCGCTGGAGGAGTTTTTCGAGTCGATGGAGGGTGCGTTCGGGAGGTTTGTGTTCGAGGATCCGTGGGATGGGAAGCAGTATCCGGATTGCAGTCTGGAGGGCGATGAATTTGAG